TGCCACTCGGTAGCGAGGTAGTGCGGGTCGCAGATCTTCACGTCCCAGTTGGCAGGGCTCCGCGTGTCCACCATCCAACCGCTATCCATTTTCTTGTAGATGTTCCAGAGGATGATCCGATCGGGGTTGTTCGAGTGGGTAACGCCTTCACTGGCCTGCTTTTCAAGCTTCGCCGCGGCCAGGAGCCAATCAGCTTTACCGCGGATGGTCGAGATGGTGGCCGGGCTCTGCTTGAACTTCTGTTCCCGTTTATACTGGTCAACGGTCAGGGTCTGGATCTCCACGAAGTCATCAGCATCGGCGAAGTCGTCAAAGCCCTGGTCCATCAGGATATTCATGGGGCTCACCGCCCGGTAGTTGATTCGGCGTGACCTTGGGTCGAATGTCGGCTTGAACGCTGACCGACCACNCACGCAGTCCCATGCAATCAAACGCCTGTTCGAGCCGATACCTGAACTGGCCTTGAGAGTTGTATTTGAGCTCGAAATTGAAGTAATCCGCCGCGGCCTCGGTATGGTCGTCAAGCTGCTGGCGCATCGCTACGAAGTCCGTCAGTCGGTCCCCGCTGAACACCTGGTTCATCCAGAACGGTTTAATCTGGTTGATCTGCATGTCGATCAGGGGGAAATGCGAGTCGGCGGCTTTCGGCCAGGGCCGATTGACACGGCGTAAACCATCCCGCCGCATCTGGTAATACATTCGCTGTTTGAGCTCCCAATGGGCACGCCTACCGATGAGGTTCCAGTAGCGTTCCTGTAGGGAGTTGCTCACCGGGGGATGGTTCCAAAGCCGTGGAATTGCACCACGTTATAGCGCGTTATGAGCACGCTGCGATCTAACCGCCCGCCCGGAGTCCTAATAGACATCTAGCCTGACATTCAGTTGTCAGGGGGCAGATTGTCAAGTCTGTTCTACTTCGCGGACGTGGACGACCTCGCACTTATCGCACTGAAATGTAGGTGCGTGGTTAAACACTCGCGGCGATGGTCCATGGTCGGGACACCAGCCCAACCACCATTCGTCGCCACTCAGTTGGCTTGCCCTCGGTCCACGCCTGTATCACCGGCAACAGGGCTTTGATTCGTTCTCTGGGAGTCATATCTCGTAATCCTGCTCTTGTTCCTTCTTTGGTTTCTTCGGCTCAGGAAACACACCGCACCAAAGCACACCGTATAAACCTCTGGCCCACCACTTACCGTGATGCCACCAGAACCCTAAGGTTTGGCCAATGTCTTCGGTGGCAGCCTTGCGAACTTGGTCAGGGACTTTCATAGTTTCAACTCTACCATTCACGTCAACCGAACCAGGCCCCCGCGGGCCCTGCCTGTTCCTTCTCTTGTCCCCAGTCCTGTTCGTCTGATCCGTACGTGCTCTTGTTGTGGGGCACTCCTTCAGGCACTCCGATCACCTGCCGACCAGTAATCAGCGGCATAGGTCGCATCACGCCAAACACGGCGTCTGCTCGATCTGGTGAGCACCGCACGGCGCCACCTTCGCGGTTCGGGTCTTTCATGGCCTGTTTGCTCTCGATGGCCAGCAATCCCGATGGGTGAGGCACAAGCTTACGATCCAACATCTGGCCGTATAGGTCCGAGTCATCCGGTAAAATCCATCTGCCGTTGATAATGTCCTGGCCACCTTCGCACCAGGTCTCTGAGGCAAGGTTTTTGTAGTGGTCGTTGAACCGCGGCGGGCCGCCGTTGTGCGCTTTACCTATCGGCCAGCCCAAATCCCAGATCGCTTTGATGATGTTCGACCCTTCGCCGTCGGCGTCCCCCTCGACTTCATGCGGTTTGAGCCCAGGAATACGGTTGAACTCCTGAACAAACCGCGCGGCTACAGCGTGGATGCCTTTGGCCCTGAATGCGGCTGGGATGGTGATACGGTTGCCACGACGATGCGCTAACACGTTCTCGTCACCTGAGGCTGTCTCTGACCAAGCGAAGTCGCAAAACACCTTCTGGGGCCCGTCCTTGAACGGTGGCGGGTTGGCTAACAGCGCGTCCAGGGCGTAAAGCTGGATGATCGCACCGGCAACGAACCCCATGAACTCAGCATCCAAAGCGGATTTGACCAAGGGATGCTCGGCGCCCCATTTCTCACGCATCTGCGCGATCCGTTCCTGGGGTATGTGCGGGCAGTCTTCCGCGCGCTGCTTGAAACACTCGAAGAACTTGCGCCGTGTGGTGTGTGACCGCCAGAACTCGCCTTGCGCGTACCCTGCAGATGAAGCGTAGAGCCGACGGGTGGTGCGACAACGGTCGCCAGCCTCAAATACCGGGTCTTTGATGGTCTTGGCCTCGTCAAAGAGCAGGGTAAGGCATTCCCCCTTGTCCCGGTTGCCTTCGTGTTGGCCTTCGAACTTGCCGGCGTCGTTGGTCGCGAAGCCATGCCAGAAGCAATTCGGGTTCGGTGTGTTGATCCGGCAGTCCTGAAACTCCCATGATGGGAACAGCCCGCGGTATTTCTGCAATTCCGGGTTCAGTTGGTCTTTGATCTGCCGAAAGGCGCCACTCGTGGACATGATCCGGCCATTGGGGAACAGAAACAGGCTCCCCAGGATGATGGTTGAGAACACTTCCCGGGTCTTGCCGCCGTCGTTACAACTCACGAAGGACCCGCAAAACCCTTCATGGAAAGCAGCTTCGAGGACTGCGCGTTGAACCGGGTGGTAACGTTTGCCGAGGATCTCTTCACCAAATCCAACGAAGTCGCTGGTCTCGCGGACTACGATCTCTTCGCCTTTGGACAGCTTAACGGGTGGAACCATTGGCTTTTGCTCGAGCCTTTTGTGCTGCGCGTTGTTGGATGGCCTTTACCAAGTCCTCGCCGAGCCCGGTCAGGGTGCCGCTAATTTGGGTTTCGCTCTTTTCGCGCCACTGGTCCGGTTTGCGGTTCTTCAACCAGAAGATGCAGGCCACTTCTGAAGGCGGGTAGTGTTTGGTGTAGGGCGTGGCGGTAACAACGCCCTGGTGAGTGCTGAAATAGGTGTCTGGGGCACTATAGCCGATCGCCCGTTGGAATAGGGACTTCTCAACCGCAGCGTCGGCTGCGGCTTTGGACTGTTTTAAGGTGTCTAATAATTCAGCGTCTCGTTTGGCCAGGGCTGAACGATTGATACCAAGGGCTTCGGCCAGGTCCTTATCAATGCCGCCCAGCCGGCCGACGACCTTGGCTACGTTCTTCGGTTCAACTGCTTTTTGTGGTCTGCCTGTTTTCACTGTTTTCACTGTGTCAATCCTAGCACTTCACCCCACCACGCGCTCGATCCTTTCGATCTCTTTGCGGACAATCGCATGTGCTCGGTCAATAAGCTTGGCGCACGGTAGTTTGCCATCCTCTCGCACAGCCTCGGCAAGCTGGGTTATTTGCCAAGATATTACCACAAAGTTGCTCTCTTTCTTCGGGTGTCATGTTATTCCCTTCCGATTTGACCAACTTCATCAATTCCGAGTTTTCCGCGCAACGCGGCATTGTCTTTCTGCAAGGCTCGAATTTGCTTCATAAAGACATCAGCTGTTTGGTTCTTTTCATCGAGTAGAATCTGTGTATCCCTCAGAAGATTTTGAAGGCGTGAAGCTTCTCTCTCCCACATCTCAGCGCACTCGCGAGCATTTCCAGGAACGTAGCCATCCGGACCGATCTGACGGCGGGCCAATGCTATATCACAGGAACCGTTGCAGGTTCTAAGATGTTCGTATAGCAAGCGCTGCCCAAGTCCAGCAATGGCTTTTTCGGCGCTGGCCAACTCCCGCTCAAGCTCGGCGATGCGCATCTCTGCTGTGCCAAGGTCGAGTTTGTGCTGTGCTAGTCGCGTAATCAGTTCTTCAACTTCGCTCATATGTCATAACAAAAGGGTTGCGGTTGTGGTTCTGGCGGCACGATGCGCTTATGCCATAACGCCAACGTTTTGAGAAGCATTTCAAAGTCCTCCTGTGTCATCGGGAAGCGTATTTGACTGGGGGTTTCACCAGTCGGAACCATTAGAGTTTGTATTTCCTCACTCATATTGCCTTTCGTTCGGCTGTGTTGGGGGTGGATTAGTAGCGGTTTAGTTTCTCGGGTCTGTAATCGGCTCGCTTCCAGTCCGCCCATGAAAACCGTTTATCGTACGCACCTATACACCAGCGTTGAAAGCCCATAGTGGCCTTATTCCTTTCGTATGGCATGGGGTAGGGGCGGCATCCGAACTCGCGAAGCTTTGATTGGCGGTAAACCCAATCAGTGTCGGTCTCTCCGGGCCAATAGCCGATTAGAATGTAAACCATGATGTGGTCGGGCTTCACTCCGTATTTTATCAGTCGGTTCAGGCCAGCGAAAAGCCGTTCTTCGTCCTTTCGATTATCCCAAGCGGTATAAATGCGCTTGGTTTTCATGTCGTCGGCGCGGTAGTCCACCGAGGCGATTGCTTCCGCTGACTCGTCAGTGATGAACCTGACGTTTATCCCCTGATTGAAACTGACCTTGAATCCGCCTTCCCGAATCTCTGCGATCCGCTCTCTCCATGCGGGTTGACCAAAGAAGTCATTGTCCAGTAGAAGCAACTCACGCGGCCATGGTTCGCC